CTATCTGGGTTTATCTGTAACACCTTCATTAGTGACAGCAAGAGATGGTGGTAATGTAACTGGAGCTTCACTATTTATTCTTGATTATCATAGAGGAAATGATGCTAAAGTAAATTATTTTAATAAAGGAATTGCTATAGCATATGATAGATTTATTTTTCTTGAAAATGGTACATATAGAATATATTTGAATCTAGCTTCTCATGATAATGGTCAGGCCTTTAAAGCTTCTATCAGGTTTAATGGTACTAATATGTTACAAATGGTACAAGATCCCGAATCTGGTGAACCTGCTTCTGGTTCGGTCACTGTAACAGTTAATGCGACAAGAGGTGATTATGTTCAAGGATATATCGATGGTGGTACTGTAGCTGGTGCTAATTTAACCAGAAATAGATTACAAATTGATAGGTTAAACTAATGTTTATCGCAATAAAAGACTCAAAACTAATCGCTATTAACGAAGTAGAATGGCAATGCAGAAGGAAGGCCAAAGGGCTAGACAAATCCGATTACTGGACTTGGCTTGCTACTGTTACTTCTGGTGATCCACCAGTGTACGATTTTAGTGGTGAAGATTATGAAATAGTAGAAACAGATGCACCACTTAGTTATGAAACTAAAGACTCTAAAGGTAACGACATTACAGTTTCTTTTAACCAAAGTGGTCACATAGAAGGTCAGAACTATTTTCTCAAATGGGACGGATCTGCGATTACCCCAGACGATG